GGCATTGACTCGGTAATTGCGACACAGGAAAAGCGGTTCAACTACGAGTCACGGACCTCCTGGCAAAAGTGGCTGGACGACTACCGGGACATTACGCAGGAGATGGATGATGTTTGGGCGCAGTCGCTGGATTCTATGTCCAATTCGCTGGCCGATATGTTCGTCACTGGTAAGTCTGGCTGGCGTGATTACGCGACAAGCATCCTGAAGGAAATTGCTCGCGTTATGACCGCTAAGGTTGTTGGTCAGTTTGTTGAGTTCGCCATGTCGTTCTTCAACTTTGGTGGAGGTGGTGGCACCGCTGGCGCTTCCAAGGCTGGTATGACTGCCAATACTTCGGCTAGCTCTGCTGGTTCCAACGTGAAGGGTTATGCTAATGGTGGTATTCACTCGTCGGCTGGTTCACTCCCGCTGCACAAGTACGCCACCGGTGGTATTGCAAAGACCCCTCAGATGGCATTATTCGGTGAAGGTCGTTTGCCAGAAGCGTATGTTCCGTTGCCTGATGGTCGTTCGATTCCTGTTACAATGGAAGGGGCGACGGGAGGTGGCACACAGAACAACGTGTCGATCAATGTAACCATCAACAACGAAGGTGGTGGCAGTGGTGATGCTCAGAGCGATACCGCACAGGGTCGCCAGCTGGGTAAGAACTTGCAGTCTGTCGTCATCAAGACCATTCAGGAGCAGCAACGTCCGGGTGGTATTCTCTGGAACGGAAATACGAGGTAAATAATGGCGACAGAAACCTTTACCTGGGAACGCCAAGCGGGTGCGGTAGGTAAGATTACCTACCGCGTCCTGGAGGCAAAGTTTGGTGATGGTTATTCACAAGTCATTCCTGACGGCATGAATACCAAAAACCAAACTTGGCCCCTGGTGTTTGAAGGCAATATGGCTTACATCAAACCGATCTTGGAATTCTTCGACCGTCACAAAGGCGCGAAGTCTTTCAAATGGACCCCACCGGGAGAAGATTTACCTTTGTTCTTCCGAGCAAGCGATCTTAGCCTGACTTCTATGGGTGGTGGCGTGTATCAATTAAGCGCGGAATTTAAACAGGTGTTCTATCAATGAGTACGGTTAAGTCGGAATTACAAAAACTCAATCCGGACGGCATCATCGAACTTTTCCAGTTGGATGCTACGTCCATTGGTGCGAATAGCCTGTACTTCCACGGCGATACAACCATGGGTACGATTGTCTGGCAGGGCCAGGAATACGACCCATGGCCCATCGAGGCAGTTGATTTCGCGCGTACATCCGACCAGCAACCGATGCCAAAGCTGACAGTTGCTAACCTGGATGGATCCATTACGCGCCTGTGTCAGGTCTACGACGATATGGTTGGTACTGTGGTCAAGCGTATCCGCACCTTCGTTAAGTTCCTGGATGCGGTGAACTTCCCTGATGGCAATCCGGAAGCCGATCCGAACGAACAGTTCCCACCTGAAATCTGGTACATCGAGCGCAAGTCCGGTGAAACCCAAGACAACGTTTCCTTTGAACTGGTGTCGGCGTTCGATTTGGGTGGCGTGCAGTTACCTCGTCGTCAGATCATCGCCAACTATTGCACCTGGAAATCCGTCGGTGGTTATCGTGGCGAATACTGCGGCTATACTGGTCCGGCCGTAGCCAAAGAAGACGGCACACCTACCACTAACCCCGGTGAAGACCGTTGCGGTGGCAAGTTGTCTGATTGTCGGTTACGCAAGTGGCCCGAGGACGTAATGAATTTTGGTGGCTTCCCGGCAGCGGGTCTGATGCGCACCTAAGGAGTTAACATGCAGGAACAAACTAAACAGGATGCAATTGCCCATGCGATTTCGGTGTTCCCAACCGAATCGTGTGGTCTGATTGCTGTGGTGAAGGGTAAAGAGAAATATTTCCCGTGTGTAAATCACGCTCAGACCAAGTCTGAGCATTTCATTATCTCGGGCGAACAATGGGCAGAAATCGAAGACCAAGGTGAAATCACTGGCGTAGTCCATTCGCACCCCAACGCCAGTTCCGATCCCTCACAGGGCGATAAGATCCAGTGCGAGAACACCGGCGTTAACTGGTACGTTCTTTCAATTGGTCAAGAGCCAGGGTCAGACCCGCATTTCCACGACATGTCTGCCATTGCTCCGTGTGGTTATGAAGCGCCATTGGTTGGTCGTGAGTTCTTCCACGGTTCTGCCGATTGTTTTTCGCTTGTTCGGGATTACTACAAGCGCGTGCTGGGAATCGAACTGACTAACTACCAACGCACTGATGGTTGGTGGGAGCGTGGTGAGAACCTGTATATGAAAAATCTGGAAGCAGAAGGCTTCTATGAAGTATCCGAAAAGGATATGCGTAAGGGCGATATGATTGTCATGCAGGTTATGGCGAAAGAACCGAATCATGCCGGTGTTTACTTGGGTGACGGATTGTTTTTACACCATCTGTACGGTAGACTTTCCAGTCGTGACGTGTATGGTGGTATGTGGCGAGAAGCCACCCGAGTTATTGTTCGACATAAGGATGCTCCATGAATGAGTTGAAGACAATTCGGTTATATGGTCAGCTGGGTGCGCGTTATGGGCGCGTCCATCGCTTTGCTGTGTCCAGTACAGCCGAAGCTGTACAAGCCCTGTGTAGCCAGATTCCCGGCATTGAGCGGTATCTTACTGAATCCAAAGAGAAAGGTTTAACCTTTGCGGTGTTCGTCGGTAAGAAGAACCTTACGGAAGACAATCTGCACGATCCGGTTGGTCAAGAAGACATTCGTTTCGCTCCAGTACCAATCGGCTCTAAGCGTGGTGGTGTTTTACAGACCATCGTCGGCGTGGTGCTGATTGTCGTCGGTGCGATTATTACAGGTCTGTCATACGGCTGGGCCGCTCCGGTTGGTGGCGCGATGGTTAAGATGGGTATTGCGATGGTCGCGGGTGGTATCGTCCAGATGCTGACACCAATGCCTAAATCCAGCGCAGCAGACACCAAGGATGCGAACGCTTCCTACACATTTAATGGCGCAGTTAATACACAAGCGCAAGGTAATCCTGTACCATTGGTGTATGGTCGTATGATTGTCGGTAGTGCCGTCATCAGCGCCGCGATTATTGCCAACCAAGAACAGATCGCCGGTACCAGCCGTTATCTGAATAACCCAGTCAACGGTGGTGGATTCTGGACAGATCGTTTTGAATTCCTAAATGAATAAGGAGAAGAGGGTGTTGGATTTAAAGAAGACCCCATTAGCTATTGCAGTACAGGGTTACAAAGGTGGTGGCAATCGCACACCGGTCGAAGCCCCCAACACCCTCAAATCTAGCGCTATCGCCAACCTTCTGGACCTGATTTCGGAAGGTCCCATCGTGGGTCTAGTTGATGGCTTGAAATCGGTGTATCTGGACGAAACCCCGGTTGAAAGCTCCAACGGTACGCGCAACTTCACCAACTTCCAAATCGACTACCGACTGGGTACTCCCGATCAATCCTTCATTCCGGGGTTTGATTCGGTCGAGAACGAAATCAGTGTGGGCGTCGAACTGAAACAAGGTTCCCCATTCATTCGCCAGTTCACAAACACCAACCTGGATGCTATCCGGGTTCGTTTGTCTGTGCCTGCGTTACATAAAACCAATAAAGAGAACGGCGATATTAGCGGCACGTCTGTCGCCTATCAGATTGCCATTTCGACCGACAACGGTCCGTACAACACCGTCCTGAGTACCTCGTTCAATGGCAAGACCATGAACAAGTACGAGCGCGACCATAAGATTGACCTACCTCCGGCTAATCAGGGCTGGTCGATTCGCGTTACTCGCTCTACTCCCAACTCAACCGCTTCGGAACTTCAAAACCAGACCTTTGTGGAATCGCTGGTCGAGGTCATTGAAGCCAAGCTGCGTTACCCGAACAGCGCCGTCATTGGCGTCAAGTTAGAGGCTTCGCAGTTCTCCAACATTCCTGGTCGTGCCTATGACGTGAAGGGTCGTATTATTCGCGTCCCGACCAATTACAATCCGGAAGACCGTTCGTACTCCGGCGTCTGGGATGGTACGTTCAAGCTGGCTTGGACTGACAATCCGGCGTGGATTTACTACGATCTGGCTACGCACCCGCGTTACGGTCTGGGTCACCTGATTACCGACCTGCAAGTGAACAAGTGGGTTCTGTACTCGATTGCCCAAT